GTTGATCCAACTGTTGAACTAGAACAGCAGATGGAAGAAAACGCAGAACAGGAGATACACGAAGATGGCGAAAGTTAAAACGCCTGAGTATAAGTTCAACGAAGGAGCTCTCATTAGGGAGCTCCAATCGTATATCGACGATACATATTCAGGACATTATAGTAAAAACAAATTCCAATCCACGGAATTTATCAGTGATTGTGGACATGGTATTGGTTTCACAATAGGAAACATTCTTAAATACGCACAACGATACGGTAAAAAAGGCACCACAGAGGACCATAGAAAGGACCTGTTAAAGGTTTTACATTATGGCATTATTGCTTTATCAGAACATGATAAAAGTACCGTAAAGCACTATTTAGACGACTAATAAATACTGGTATGAGAGGAATCATACTAGGTTGTTTACAACAAAATCCAGGCTGGCAAGGACCAAGAGGTTCTACAAATCCAGACTGGATTAACCTTAAAAGATCAGGTGGCGCACACAAAATTGCTAGCTATATGCGAAGTGAAGGTTGGGACATAGAAGTTCTTGACTATTGGTTGGCATTTACTGATGAAGAATTCAAAGAGTTTGCTCGTTCGAGAATAACAAACGATACAAGATTTGTAGGTGTTAGTGTTACCTTTGGATACACAGGTAATATATTAAAAAGAGCACAAGATAATCTCACATGGTTAAAAACAGCATACCCTGATGTTATGATTATTGCAGGTTCAAAGGTGTTAGTTGATACAATGAACTTGCCTTGTGATTATTACATAACAGGTTATGGAGAGTTTGGATTAATAAAACTTTTAAAAGGTGAAGCAACAATAATAGAGTATCAAGGTAAACAGGTTGTAATGTCAGATAGATATCATCCATGTTTCCCTGAGAAAGATTTGGTAGTTAACTATGAGGCTCGAGACTTTATACAACCAGGAGACAATCTAACAATAGAACTTTCCAGAGGATGTAAATTTGCCTGTAAGTTCTGTTCATACAATGCAATAGGTATGAAAGGAGACTTAACTAGGGATATGGATACTCTACATGATGAGATGTTATATAATTATGAACACTATGGCACAACGAGTTATCATGTAGCAGACGAAACAACAAACGATAATCAAGAAAAAATAAAATACGCTGGTAGTGAGATACAACGACTGCCTTTCCGTCCTAATCTTACAGGATTTATTAGAGCAGATTTATTAGCATCAAGACCTGATGACAAAATATATTTAGCTGAGATGGGATTCTGGGCTCAATACTATGGCATAGAATCCTTTAATCAGAAGTCAGGAAAGAGTGTAGGTAAAGGTATAAATCCAGACAAATTAAAAGCAGGATTGTTAGAGGCAAAAGATTACTTCAATAAACATTGTGGTAGATACAGAGCCTCAGCAAGTTTGATATTAGGATTGCCATATGAAACTCAAGAGAGTTTATATGATGGATTGAGATGGTACAGACAAAACATGCCTAACGAAAACATGATACTGCAACCATTGTTTATTAATATACACCAATCAGATATTATAGGATCGTCCTCAGAGTTTGGTAGAACATGGCAAACATCAGGACATTTTCATAGTGAGATAACAGATACTGTAATGACAGATGAGGATTTGGCAGAGTTTGAACACCCTGTATTAAAAGAATATTTAAGAAGAACACATGATAGTCATTACAATTTACATTGGAGTCACGATACTTACAGTTGGAAAACTGCTATCATAGAGTTAGGTAGAGTAATGTCTAATGGTTTGTACGATCATAATGAGAATAGATTAATGACTTGGGACTTGTTTAACTATGTAACACCAGGAACATATGATTGGGATAGTGTTTTAGATCTAACTGTTATGAATTATGATTTAGAAAAACTAGAAACAGACACTAATTTATTCCTCCAAAAGTACAGGAATTCAAAATTATCCTTATAAATATAGAGTATTATAAATAATAAGACTTATTGGAGACAAAGAATGGCTTATACAATTACATGGACAATGACTAGACCTGATGCTGAAACAGCTTTACCCACAGTAGCAAGCTTTTCATCTGCTAATAAATCAGAACATGATACTTACGAAGCAGATAACAGCGTTGTTAAGGGTTACTCTACAGATGGTTTAGTTACTACAATTAACTTTGAATTTACTGATAAAGCAGCCTATGAGGCTTTAGACTTTATGAGTTTAACAGATGAGGAATCAGTTAGATCACAATACAAAGCTGCCTTAATTGCTGCTAATATTACATGCGTGGTTGTAGATTCAGACGGCGTAGAAATAGCAAACTTTTAACTTTAGGACCCACATTATGGACACGGTGAAGAAATATCATCTTAACGATCTCGGCTTCCTAGCCTATGATGTTACACCCGGACAATCATACAAATATGTACTTCACGAATCTAAAGAGTGGATTGAGAAGGCGCAACAGATTCAAGGACCGGATTGGTATTACAGTAAACACAGCGACTCAATAGAATATAAATTTGATTCTTTTGGTTTCAGAAACGATATGGAACTAGAAGAGGTAAGTGCCAATAAAGATTGGTGGTTAATAGAATCAGGTTGTTCTGGAATGGGTCCTGGTATTCATCATCACGAAACATGGCACCAAGTACTCTCAGATATTGCAGGAGTTCCTGTTTATAGTATGAGTTTATTTACAACCAGTCCTGAATTTACAAATTACAATCTAGTAGAACTGTCTAAAAGATGGATTAATCCACCTACAAAGATGTTTACTTTTCTAAAAGAAAATTCTAATCAAACATTTAAAATTGACGACAAAGGCAGGATACACAATATAGATCATACAAATATGAAACTTCACCCTAACGATCCTGAATACACCTGGTATAGAGAACTTGAAGAGTCTCAAATTTTATCATCAGGAAATAAATTAGACTGCCTAACGACAATAAAATTGTGTGAAACTTTTGGAATAGAATTATCTCTTATGAATAAGAGTATGGTTTATGAAAAAGACAGCGAAGGTATTGGAGGAGTTGGTTTTGAATTCCAAATGCTAAGAAATGTTTTTATGGACGATGATTTAATTCAACCTAGATTAATACCACAAGGTTCTCCATATACAGCTCTAAAAGAACAACCTTTTGAAGAAAGACAACAACATACAGTAGAAAGAATTATAGAACCTATTATGTTCTGTCAACCACCTAAAGGCTTTACAGTAGATGATGTCAGTAGAGACATGATTCACCCCTCAATAAAATCCCACGAAGGATTAGCTTTAAAAGTAGCAAACCACTTTAACCTTTCTGCTTACTAAAAATACACCTGTGTGTATAAATAGTATTGTATGAAGGAACAAAAGAATACACTAATTGGTCCTACTATACATTGACCTTTACTATATAAGATCGTATAATACGAGTATAGTAAATATAAATTTGGAGATATATTATGAAACTAAGCAAAGGCACTCTTGATACCCTCAAGAATTTTGCTACTATTAACACAAACATTTTGGTTCGTGAAGGTAGTACACTTTCCACAATTAGTACAGGTAAAAATATTTTTGCTCGTGCTGATGTTACGGAAAGTTTCCCAAGAGAGTTTGCAATCTATGATTTAAATGGATTACTTCCTCTCTTAACTTTAATGGAAGATACAGATGTTGACTTTGGAGATGAGAGTCTTAAAGTAACAAAAGGTACTTCCGTATTTGAATATTTTTATGCAGACCCTAACATTATTGTTAGTGCTCCTGACAAAAGTATTGAAGTGGATAACTTCTTCCAGTTTGACTTAACTAAAGATGACATTGACATGATTATGAAGGCAGCAGCTATTACAGCAGCTCCTATGTTAAGCATCGTAGGTGATGGCAACGAAGTGGTTATGCAAGTAGGTGACCCTAGTACTCCTAAGTCTAATTCATTTAGACAAGTAATAGGTTCTACAGACAAACAATTTGATGCTAGGCTAGCAGTGGAAAACTTTAAGGTTATTCCTGGTAGTTATTCTGTTATTTTATCTGAGAAGAAGTTTATGTTCTTAGAGAGTAGCAAAGGCGATACTAAGTATTGGCTAGCACTAGAGCGTTCTTCAGTAATAGGAGCTAACAATGGGTGACGATAAATTAGAAGTAACTATCCGTGAAGCACAGAATGGCTGGGTAGTTGAATTCAACAAGGAAGGCGAGACAGTAGAATATATTTTTACTAGACCTAATCCAGCAATTAACATTGTTAGAAAAGTAATGAAGGGTGAAGTAGATCCTTTCCAGGAGGAAGAATGAGCGAGTTAGTAACAAGCATACCACCGTTTAAAATTACTAAACAGGTAACGACAACAGACGGCATATCTAAATTTGTAGAAATGAATGATGCAGATATGTTTAACGGCAAAAAAATTGTAATATTTGGTTTGCCAGGAGCTTTTACTCCTACATGTTCTGGACAACAACTACCAGGGTATGAGGAACTATATCATGAGTTTAGACAAGCAGGTATCGATGATATCTATTGTATTACAGTTAATGATACATTTGTCTGTAATGAGTGGGCAATGAACCAAGGACTTGTTAATGTAAAAATTATCCCTGACGGTTCGGCACAATTGACTATTAAACTAGGTATGGATGTAAGGAAAGATAACATCGGTTTTGGTGTTAGATCCTGGAGATACGCAGCAATCGTCGATGACAGAAATATAGTCCAGACTTTCGTTGAAGAAGGATTTGGTGACGATATTGACGGAGATCCTTATGAATTATCCAAGCCTGATTATGTTTTGGATAATGTGAAAGCATTTGGGTGGAGTAGTGAAGGTAAGCACATAGATTTAGAATTCTCAGATACGACTGATATTAAGGAGAATTTCTCGTAGACCTTTTTACCCTCGGAAAAAGTGGCCGATATTTTGGAGCAAAAAAAGTTCGCCACAAAATTTATTATGATTAGGAGTTATTATGGAACCAGCACAATTTTTATGGGTTGAGAAATATAGACCCAGGATGATACAAGATTGTATTCTTCCAGATAGTGTTAAAAAACAATTTCAACAGTTTATTGATAAGGGTGAAATCCCTAACCTTTTACTAAGTGGCACAGCAGGTACAGGTAAAACTACTATTGCTCGCGCTTTATGTAATGAGCTAGCTTGTGATTACATTATTATTAATGGTAGTGATGAAGGTAGGCAGATAGACACTCTTAGGACTAAAATTAAGTCCTTCGCTAGTGCTGTTTCATTTGAGGGTAAGACTAAGGTAGTTATTCTTGATGAGGCTGACTACATGAATAGAGATAGTGTACAACCAGCCCTTAGAGGGTTCATAGAACAGTTTGCTGAGAACTGTAGGTTTATATTTACATGTAACTACTCTAATAGGCTAATAGAACCCTTACATAGCAGAACTACTGTTATAGACTTTAAACTAGCACCCTCAGATCGCCCTGTATTAGCCTCTAAGTTTATGGATAGAATGAAGTATATCCTTAATACAGAAGGCGTACAATACAACGAAAAGGTGCTTGCTGAGCTCCTAATGAAGCACTTTCCTGACTATAGAAGGGTTATAAATGAGCTACAGAGGTACTCTGTGGGCGGTGTTATAGATGAGGGTATATTAAGTAACTTCCAGGAAATTAATGCTAAGGCCCTTATTGAGAGTCTAAGAGAGAAGGATTGGAAGAAGATGAGACAATGGGTAGCCAACAATGTGGACACAGATCCTCAAGGTATATTTAGACAGATATACGATACCCTACTCCCTGAGGTTAAATCTATTCCTCAGGTAGTTTTATTAATTGCAGATTATCAGTACAAAGCAGCTTTTGTGGCAGATCAAGAGATTAACCTTACAGCTTGTTTGACTGAGATTATGGCTAATGTGGAGTTTAAGTAATGGCACAACCTCAACAACAACAAAAACCAAGATACACTCCTGAGGAGTGGAAGGAAATAGTTAAACAACAACAAGACCCAAGGCACAATCAAGACTAATGGCAAACGATTACAACAAAGCAAAAACTGCAGACGCTAGAATTGATATACGAGTTCCGTCTCAGATAAAAGAAGAAATTGTTCAAGAAGCTAAAGAGAGGGGTATCACAGTAACTGAACTATTATTAGAAAGTTACAGAATGCTAAAAGATGTTGACATTAGGTAGAATTTGGAGATTATGGTGTTTGTCGTTAGGAGAGAAAGCTAGCGACGATTCTAAGGAAGCAGATATGGTTGCCATTATGAGGACAATCGTAGTTCTAGTAAATTTCGCTACATGTTTCTTTATTGTAGCAGGAGTATTAAGACATTGGTAAAGAAAAAACAAATTAAAATTCCTGATTGGGCAAAAATAGATTGGGATTTAATTCAAAGAAAAAGGTTTATGAATTGGGACGCAGAAGTTGCCCCTAAAGACAAATTTACTAAAAAATTAAAGAAAAGAAAATGACATTACCAGATATAATAGGACTAGCAGGAGTAGCATTATTGATAATTACATATGCTCTTTTACAATTAGATAAAATTGACCCTAAAGGATTTTGGTATAGTTTTAATAACTTAATTGTAGCTGTTTTGGTTACAGTTAGTTTGATTTATACTCCTAATCTTGCTAGTATTGTAATAGAAGTGTTTTGGTTTCTAATTAGTCTATATGGATTAATTATGTGGAACAAAAGGAAAGTTAATGTACGGTAAAGGAAAAGATAATCCTAATTACAAAGATGGTAAGGCAGTTGGTAGAGCAGCTAGACCTGAAGAGTTCTCAGAATATGAGAAAGAAAGACATGCAGACAGATGGTTGGATAAAAGATGGTGGGATACACATAGACAACAATGTATATATTATATAGGTAGATGGCAAATAGAACAGAAACTGTCTACTATGAGAAAGGCAAAAAAACAATTTGATCTTTGGCAAGCTAAACTACATGATCCTAAAAGACCGCCTATAACATCTGCACCAGGTAAACGAAGAGGTGGTGGTGTTAGAAAAAAACAAGTTTTTAATGAATATGTAAGGACAAAATTTAAATGAGTGATTCTATACTAGAAGGATTTGGAGAGGCTATCGTAGAGATAGATGAGAAAGAGTTTGAAGACAAACTTAAAAAGATATCTCCTTTTGACTTTGCTAATAGTATTAATTACACAAAAGAAGAATTGATAGTAGATGAAAGGACAGAAAAAGAATACAATCCTTTTATCGTAAATCGTGCAATGGGCTTTGGCAAAGACACAATTATCGCAGGTAATGAGATGAATGCCAGGCCTCATTTGGACAACAAACTACAATACGATTTTTTGAAAAGCGTTGTTAGAAAATCGAAGCGTTATAATAAATGGCTAAAAGCCGAAGAAGAAAATATTGAAACAATTCAAACATTTTTTGGTTACAGTTTTATTAAAGCTAAAGAAGCTTTATCACTATTAACACAAACGGATATTGATCTTATTAAGCTACACCTTAACACCTCTAAAGGCGGAAAGGTATAAATATTAGTATAACCTAGTATATTATACAACAAACAAGGCGTATTGAAATGAGTGATCAAGAGAATTACTTTAATATTGACTACCCAGGCTACAGCCCATTAGAAGTCACTTTAAAGGACCCAGAAGACTTTTTAAAAGTAAGGGAAACCCTATCTCGAATAGGTGTTGCTTCTAAAAAGGACCAGGTTCTTTATCAGTCTTGCCATATTCTTCACAAGAAAGGCAGATACTTCATAACACACTTCAAAGAACTTTTTGCATTAGACGGCAAAGAGGCAGATTTTCAAGATAACGATTTACAAAGACGAAATACTATCGCTAAACTCCTATCAGATTGGGGATTAGTTGATATCGTAGGGGAGGTAGGAGAATGTTCCCCTCTTAGTCAGATAAAAATTATATCTTTCAAAGAGAAAAGTGAATGGGAACTTATTCCTAAGTACAATATTGGAAAAAAAGTTAAATAGTGATCTTTACTATCTAAACAAGATAAAAGAAGAACAGGATAAAGTAGGTCCTGGCTTTTGTGTATTAAAATGGTACCACCAAGAAATGCACTTAGGTACAGGACTGAACCATTCATGTTATCATTGCCCTACACATAAAATTCCGGAAAATTCAGATTTACATAACACACCTCACAAGATCGAGCAGAGAAATATTATGTTACAGGGAGGCAAACCTGACGAGTGCTCTTATTGTTGGCAAGTAGAGGATCTGGATTTAATTTCAGACAGACAAACATTAGCAGTACAATTTTTTAAACACGATCCTAACATTATTGCCAAAGCTACTGATGCAGGACTAGATAATGTTTATCCTAAATATTTGGAACTTAGTTTTACGAATAAATGTCAAATGAAATGCAGTTATTGTGGACCTAGTTTTAGTAGTAGCTGGCAAAAAGAAATAGATGAGTTTGGACCATATCCTTTATCCCAACAAGAGTATTGGAATGGAAATGAATATAGAGAAACAGAATCTCCATATATAAAAAAGTTTTGGAAGTGGTTTCCGGAAGCATATAAACACTTATTTGTTCTTAGAGTTACAGGTGGTGAGCCTTTACTAGATAAAAATACATATAGACTATTAGAGTATGTAAAAGATAATCCTAGAGATGGATTAACATTCCATTGTAATTCTAATCTAATGGTTTCTAGATCTAGAATAGTAAAGTATGCTCGACTTGCTAAAGATATTCCAGATACAAAACTTTATGTCAGTATAGATTCATGGGGTAAACAAGCAGAGTATATTAGAAACGGATTAGATATAGATCAATTTGAAGAGAACTTACATATAATATTAACTCATGGATTACAAGTAGGATTAATGATTACATTTAATTTGTTATCTATTCCTAATATAGAAGAATTAATATACAAGGTAGCAGAACTAAAAATACAATACCCAGGACAGGTTCATTGGGACTCACCCCATATGACAAATCCTGAACACCTTTCAGCACAAATTGCTAACAATAGACTTATAAATATTATGGAAGATAGTTTAAGGACTATGCAGAAATATTCACAGTTTACAGAAGGTGAATATCAAAAATATAAACGAACCGTTGAGTGGATTAAGAACAATCGTTTTAAAGGAGAGAAACTCCAAAAACATAGAAACGATTTTGTAGCATTTATTGGAGAGCATGATAAAAGAAGGAATACTAGTTTTATAGATTCGTTTGGTGAATTAGGTAATGAGATAATTGATGATTTTAACTGAAACCTTTATAAATAATAGTGATACGCCGGAAGGGTATCATATATTAACCTTGCTAACTAATAGGAGGAAACTAAAATGGTAAGATTAAACACGACTAACTGGAACGATTTTGTTTCAGCATTCCCACAAATAGAAAGTAGATTAATAGGATTTGACAGAGTCTTTGACGCTGTTACAAGACTAAACGCTGTTGAAGGCGGACAATCTAATTCTTTCCCACCTTATAATATTAAAAAGCTAGACGCTGAGAATTATGAAATTCAAATTGCTCTTGCAGGATTCAGTAAATCTGAATTGGATATTAGTGTGGAAGACGGCAACCTTGTCGTCTCAGGGCAACAAGAGAAATCAGACGATGAATTCTTGCACAAAGGAATTGCAGAACGCAATTTTAAAAGAACATGGGCTTTAGCAGATGATGTTAAAGTTACAGGTTCAAAATTGAAGGATGGAGTTTTAACTATTTCATTGGTACACGAAATACCAGAGGAAAAGAAACCTACATCTATTGAAATTAAATAATTAAAGGAGATAAGGAGCATGTCAAACATTCAGATAGT